TTGCTCTTGAGATAGGGGAACTAGTAGTAGCAACACCTGCGGCTTCTCTGTATCCTATGTTAGCACCTGATGATGGGTCTTTGATTTGATACTCGTAGACTCCTTTAGGATTCTTAATGTGTGGTCCGTTTGTCAGGTGAGTCAATGCTCTGTTTACAATAGACTCTGGGACATCTTTACTTTCCCTGAAACCTTGACCGATACCCTGAGCAAGTCTAGCTGTATCTTCTCTAGGTATACGTGAGTCTAAGTATTTTAAACCCACAACACTTCGTTCTAGTAACGCACCCTCAGTATTAGGTAACTGACGGTTTATAGAGATAGCTGTAAGGTCAGCGTCTTGTCCTAGTTCGCTTGCCCAGTCATCAACCTTTGTATCTGATATACCTTGAACTCTACGCTTGGCTACTGCTTGTGGGTCTATGCTTTCTCTAATAGCTGTGGGAGTAGCTTTAGCAAACTCTTTACCAAAGTTAAACATACCTTTTACAGGATTACCGCTGTAAAAATCTTTAATATGGGTAGGCGTGTTTTGAGCTATTTTATTAACTAAACTTCCCGCGCTACGTCCTACTGGTCCGACAAGCGGTACAGCACCTGCGGTAGCTAGTAAACCACGACCTATATTACCTTGTTCAAACTGTTCTTTAGCTTCTTTAGCTGAGATAATCTCACCAGACACAGGTGCTAAAGATAGCCCGCTATATGCTACCTCTTTAAGAAACTGCTCTCTTTCTTCGGGTGGTAATGAATGGTAGGTGTCTGCAATCCATTTACTGCTTGAAGGTAAAGTCATTATTAGTCCTCATCCAGACGTTCGTTAAATTTCTCAGCACCACCACCAAACCAGTTGTACAATATACGACCTACTACAGGTATACCGTTCAAGGCACGAGCATAACTTGGGTCATCTTCAAAAGGTTCTATAGCTAAAGTAGTCAAGGCTTCTACGTAAGGTGCGGCAGGAGTAATGTACATCATACCGCCTTCAACAATTTTACCTTGTTTTAAGTATCGGTCATATACATATTCATTCATACCGTACACACCAAGCAACGCCCATAATGCTCTGTCAGGGATGTCCTCTGAACGTACCTCACGACCTAGCAGTATGTCTTTAACTGTGCTAGTACCTACGTTAGCTGTCGTTAAGTACCCTGCTAAGAGTGCTGCATTTTTGCTTGCCTGTACTTTGTTACCTGCTTTCCATTGACCTACTACTTTGTTACGCACTAAGTCAATCTGCTTTAGGGTAAACGACTTAAGCATATATGCAAGTCTACCGTTCTTAGAGTTAAGGTACATCTCAGGCATCTCACTCAAAGATATAGGCTGTACTTCTGACAACTCATTGAACGCCCATAGCTTGACATTACGAGATACTTCACCCGCTTTCATGTCAGCAATAAAGGCATCTGTCTCTTTGCCCATTACCTTCTCAACTTCTTTACGTAGCTTTGCTTCTCCTTTAGGAGACTTAACCATTCTACGCGCACGTTTAAGGGAAGCATTGATAAGTGTTTCTTTACTGAGTCTATCAATAGCTTTAAAGGCTACACCACCCATCATCTTGTCAAGTGCCTTAGCAATCTTTCTGTTGTCACCCAATGCTAACTCTTTGGTAATCAAATCGTCAATACCTAAGTCTACGATTTTAATATCTTTAGTACCAAACATAGATGAGATTGTATTTCTAAAGCCTTTCAAAGCTGACGTAACACCGATGTCACCCAACTGTATCATTGCTGTAATAGGGTTAGCAATAGTACTCATGTAACCTAAGTCACGTATGGTTTTACCTGCGGCTGATGGGCTTTGCTCACCGCCAATAAACCTAGCTGACAACAACTCTTCTAGTTCTAGCTGTCTAGCTTTGTCAAGAGTACCGTCTGCTAGTTCATCTTTAACAAGCTGACCAATGGACATCTGCGTGTCAAACTGATTAGCGTCATCTACTTTACCTGAGCGACCAAAGAACTTTCTTCTCTCTATATCGTGTACTGCATTACGAATATACATAGCTAACGATTCATCAGCATTAGCATAGGTATCTAAAGTTACGTTGTCTACTTTACCTATCTCACGTTGTTTAGCAAAGCGTGGCTTAAATCCATCTTTTGTTTGCTTGTATCCTCGTAAGGCTAAGTCAATAACCTTCGATGTTTCTTCATCAGACAGTTTACCTACAGTTGTCTTTTTGCTTTTAGCATATGCTTCTAACTGTGCATCTAGTATACCACGTTCTTTAAGACCAAGAGAAGCACGTAGTGCATCATAGTCTTTAACATTACGTGGGAAGTAATTAGGTATCTTTTCAAAGCTATGTCCAGACTCAAGTAACTCTGTGCCTAGTTCATCAAGAACAGGCTTGACATTCTTTTCAAATGCTTCGGACAACACAGGAGAAAACTCTGACATCAAACCAGTAGCCGCATCAAAGTCACCATTAAATAAGTGCTTAGATATTTGTGCCTGTGTAGCTTTAGGTACATCTTTAAATGTTGTAAAGAAAGGTTCTACTCTTTTAGAAAACTCAGCAGTCCTAGCGTGTGTGTCAAACTCAAATTCACGTAGTCTATTTTTAACAGTTTGAGATATGCTACCAATACGTGTAGATAACGCACCTAAGAATCTATCAAGACCTTTGCTGTACTGACGAGACACAGCAGAGTCTCTAGCGATAGACTTGTTGATTGCTTTTTCTGCTTGTGTTTTATCTAAAGGTATTCTAACTTTTGTACCAAGTCTTTTAGCCGCCATCTCTACTTTGATGGGATTAATCTTTGCCTCAGTAAGTGCTTCGTTAATAGTACGAGTTGAGCCACCTTTAGCAATGTGACCGTCAATAACACCTTGTGCTTGTTCCAATACTTTCCTAGCACCTTTATCTTTAATTACATTAGCACCCTTCATAATAGTAGGAGGTAACACAGCACCGATAGTAGATGCCATAGCTACCGAAGCAGGGTCTACTTTTCCTTCCTGTACTTTCTGACTCAAAGCTGTACTACCGCCTGCAATCGTAGCACCTAATGCGGCTTGTGTTTTATATCCACCAAAGAAAGGAATAGCAGTAGTAGGGTCAGCTAGTTCACTTGCTACGTTACCTACTGTACGCACACCTGAGCTTTCGTCAGGGTCAAAGAACTGACCGTAGTCGTGCTGTAGTTGACGTTCTTTACGAGCAATAATCATTTCTCTACGTTGTTCAGGAGACGCTGTAGCAAACCCTTTGCCATATAGCTCTTCTGGAGAATCATAACTAATAGCACTAAAGTCGTTCTTACTAAAGTCTATATTTATTTCACCAATAGGCAGTACACTTTCTAGCCACACACCTGCATTCTCTGTAATGCTAGTGCCTTCACTAAAGCCATACTTAAATTGCATCCAAGCGTTGTCTGTATTAGCACGATGTATCACACCATCATAAAACCTATCACCTGCTCTGATGTCATTCTCTTGTAGGTAAGGGTTAACATTAATTTCTTCTTGAGTAATGACATGACCCTCAGTCATAGCATCCTCTGGTTTAGAAAATACTCTGGTTATTTCACCAGACTCTTCGTCCCACAGGTCACCCGCAAGGATACCGTTCTTCATTAGGTATTCGTTTGCTTGTATTTCTGCTAGACGTATTGGTCTTCCTGTTAGCGCAGGAGTAGTGTTTTCTCTTGTTTTATTTTTTTCAGACAAAGCACTAACTCGTTTTTCAGACAGGGCGCGAGCTCGTTTGCTACGGGGATTAGCCATATTTAAAACCTTTATTTAATTGGTGCACCAGTCATACGGGAAGAACTTTCGACTACGTTTGTATCTGTCGGTACATTTTCTTGCGACTGACTTATACCATACTGACGCAGTGCTTCAGATAATGCGGCTTTCTTACCTAACTTAGGTCGGTTTGTAGCAATTTCTTTTGCATTGTTTATGATAATAAGTTTATCTGCATCATCAACACCACCGCCAAAACCTAAGAAACTAAAGCCAGTTGGGATACCAAGTGCTTCAAGTTCTTTATCTGTGTATTGTTCTAAAAGTTTTTCATATAATGTTATGTCAGCTTTAGTTGGTGCGGCTGTGCTTTTAAAAGTAGGGTCTCTTCTAAACAAAACTTCCTGTATTTTATTTAAGGCGGCATCAGTATCACCTGCTGACAGGATGTACTCTTCTATTAATTCGTTACCTTGCGCTCTAGCTATTTTTAAAAGAGCTTCTTTTCTGTTTTGAATTAAAACATTTTTTTGTTCTTGTTGTAATTGATTTACTAAATCAGCCGCTAACGTAGTTTCACCTAACGCTTGTGCCGCACGTATAACATTACGTTTCTTTTCTTCAGGTAACTCTTTAAAATTTCTTAATCCTACTTGTACTGTTTCTCTATCACTTAAGTAACCTTGTTTACCGCCTGAGAACATACCTCTAAGACGACCGCCTTGGACATCTCCCGCAACCTGACCGCTTCTTATCATAGTTTCAGCAAAATTGCTAGGAACGCCTGTTAATAATCCTGCTATATCTCTTCTAGCCATTTTTAATCCCTTATCCTAAATTAAACAGACCTTTTTCGCCTTTCATAGCTTCAAACAAACCTGTTATCTGAGCCTGTCTTATCATTGCCGCTAATTGCTGTGCTTGGATTTGACTTTCTAGTCCTGTCTGACTTAGCTGTCCGAACAACTCAGCACCCGCTGTTTGTCCTGTTAATCCTAGTTTAGCTAATTCACTGCCCATACCTAGAGAGGCTAATGCTTGCTGTTGTGGCATATAACCTAAGCTCATTAAACCCTGACCTGTCGCTAACGCTTGCTGACGTTCCGCCATAGCCGCGTCTCTTGCACCTAAGCTTGCCTGTAGTTTAGCTTGCTCTTGAGCTTGTGCTTGCGCCAACATTTCTGGAGTAGCACCACCGTATGCATCAGACGCTAAACCCAAACGTCCTTGAGACAACATACGTTCCTCTAAAGCTAACCGCGCTCTTTCCTCTTCAGGTCGCTGTAATCCTCTAAGTGTTTCATACATCTCAGCTTGTGATTCTGAAGGGTCAGTTGCGGCAAAGTCAAACAAACCCTGCGCTCTAGTAAACAACTGGTTTTGTAAAGCTTGTTGTTCAGGACTTAAGTTTAAATCATAACCACCCGTTGCTGATACATCCGCACCGCCCAACCCTGTCATAACACTGAAGGGTTGAAATTGAGTCATTCCTGAAACTTCTTCAGCAAGCAGACCTGCTCCTGTTTGAGCCTCTTGACCTATTTTTTCTACTTTTTCGACAGCCTTGTCAGCTACTGCTTCAGCTAAAGCAATATCTAAAGCACCGCCAACTAAACCTCCTACATCTATACCCATTATCTATTCTCCTTACCAAGGTGTTCCTACAGTAACTGATGGTGATGCTTGTTCCGCTAGGTCTGCATCAAGACTAGCCTCAAGTGCCTCTGTATCCAAAGCACCTTGAACCCAACCAATCACTGTATTTTCCGTTAAGCTGTCATAGGCTACATAACCATCAGCAGATGAGTCAGGAGTAAAACCAACAGTACCATAGGAAGTAGCTGTGTTGTCACCTGATGTTTTGCTCACTCGCCAGTGTGCTACCGTTACGCCACCGTCTGTGTTACTTTCTAAAGTTGAGATTGTAAAGTTCATTAGTTATTCTCCAGTTGTGCAACTCGGTTGCGTAATGTTTGTATTTCTTTAATCAGCATAGGTACTAGCTTGCTGTAGTCAACACCCATCATGTCTTCTTCAGTATCACCTTCAGATACAGCTTCAGGTGTTACGTTAATTAACTCCTGTGCAATTACACCGTAGTCCTGATGTGAGCCATCAGAAATCCAATCAAACTGTCTAATCTGTATAGCATCAATCTTACTACCTGCGTCAGCAGAGTCTGTAATGTTTTCTTTAAGACGTTCATCGGAACTAGTGTTGTAACTAGTTGTTGAGTCTGTTACGGTTATAGACCCTTTTTCAGTTCCACCATTTTTATGGAAAGTTACAATCCCTCCGTTACTCGTCAATCTGTTTAATTGTAAAACAGTAGCATCATCTCTAGTATGTTGAACTAAACCTGTGGCATACAATGCGTGACCTACATCATTAAACGCACCAGAAGTCTTACCCACCAATAGGTTGCCTGATGCGTCTATACGCATCGTTTCATCTGTAGTAGTGCCATCATTCTTTTGAAAAACAATAGTACCGTCAGTGGTGTTGTTCCTAGCTAAGATAGCTGTTGTCCCCGCTGAATGGTAAAACTCACCATATTGATTAGTGCCATCAGAATCTTGCATACGTATTTTGGGTACAGAAGAGGATATATGTAGTTCTTCAGCAGGACTAGTAGTACCTATACCTACTCTGCCTGATGAGTCGATACGCATACGTTCCTCTAAACTACCCGTACCACTGTCATTATCGTGCGTATAGAATGCCATTCTGGTGTCTGGAGTAGTATCTTCTGCTCGTACTTCTATTTTACCAACCACACCCGTTGAGCCTGCACTAACGTCTCTGCTTTCAAACTCAATTGCACCTATTACTCCACCATCGGGTATCTCAGATTGGTTTCTTTCTAAACGTATAGTTGCTGCTTCAGTTGTATTAGTTATGTGCAAGTCTTTATCAGGACTACTAGTACCTATACCTACTCTGCCTGATGAGTCGATGCGTACTTTTTCAGTACCAGATGTAGAATTTGGTACCGCACCTGTACAAAATGCAAGTCCGCCACTATTGTTAAACATAGAAAAACCACTTGTAGAAGAATCAAAAAACAACCTACAACTTTGTGTATTATCAAAATCGTTTCTATCTAATTCTAAACCATTAGCTTGAGAACCTGTTACAGTTAGACTAGTAGCAGGACTACTAGTACCTATACCTACGTTGCCTGAGGAGTCTATACGCATTTTCTCAGAACTGCCATGAAGAAAACGTGTACCTGCTGTTCCTGTATTTGTGTTATTAGAAACAAACTGCTGTATACCACCTATGTTTTGCACTAATGTTTCATCTGTGCTGTCTTTTATTTTAAGAGCAGACGTACTATCTCCACTTTCAAACGTAGCTATTTGATTATCTGTAGCATGATAAACATGAAGTTTTTGTGAAGGACTAGTAGTGCCTATACCTACGTTGCCTGATGAGTCTACTATAACCTGACCTGATGCTTGTGTAGCACCATTAGGTCTTAAATAAACGTTACCACCATTTCCAGATGTACTTAAAGTCACAGCATTGTCACTAGATGTGAAATGTGTATCAGCTTTTACTTTACCATTTACTTCTAACGCCTCTGATGGGCTACTAGTACCTATACCTACGTTGCCTGCGTAATCTATACGAATACGCTCGTTGCTTACATCGTCTCTGTCCTGCACAAAACGTAATTCACCGTTGCCTGTGTGGTTTATATCCCAATAGTTACCAAGCGTATCAGAACCACCAGACTCCGCTAACCTTAAAGTTGCATTAGTATTTGCACCTGTAGTTTCGCTGTCTCGTATTGTAAGAATAGGGTCAGCACCAACTACTTCAAGCAATGTGTCAGGACTAGTAGTACCTATACCTACTCTATCGTTACTAGCATCAACATGAAGAGTAGTGGTGTCTACAGTCAAACCACTAGCAGTCACTGTGCCAGTAACGTCTATACCTGCCGATGACGTTAAACCGTCAGTGGTAATAACACCAGTAACGTCTAACGCAGTCGTAGGACTAGTAGTACCAATACCTACTCTGTTATTAGTAACATCAACATGGAAAGTATTTGTATCTACAGTTAAATCCCCAACTATATCTACAGTGCTTGCAAAGTCTACAGCCCCTGTAAAGTTGGGTGCATTTAAATCAGCCTTAGTATTTACTGCTGTTTTAATATTTGTAAATTCAACTGAAAACTCAGAGCCTTTGATTACCTTAGCCGCGTTGCCTGAGGGGAGTCTATCTTTTGCTCGAAAGTCCGTTGTTATAGTATAATTACTCATTAAATTAATCTCCCTAAAAGAGCGTGTACGTCTATTTGTTGTATTGAATAAGGTGCGCCATCGATAGTAGATTCGATACCAATAGTTACTACAGTACCACTACCGCTTGTATTAATTGTAGGTCTTTGTATGTCAATGCCCGTTGTAAATCTAGATACAGCAAAACTAGAATCAGAATTACTTAACTCTTCCCAAGAATCACCGTCCCAATAATATAACTTATCTTCCGTTGTATTATAGTATAAATCGTATGTATTGTTTGCTGTAGGTGCAGAAGAAAACTCTCCTAAATAATCACCATCAGTAACACCAACAGGAAGAAGCTTAGTTGTTGTTTGGTCTCCAAAACGACCTACATTAAACTCAGATATTGGTGTATTAAGTAAATCTGTGTTAAAAGGTTTCTTAATAAAAGAACCTGCATAATCGTAACCCCAAGCTAGTGTAGTCTGTGACGCTACGTTACCGATAACTGTAATGTTAAATCTTTTAAGAAACTTAAGGTTTGTAGAGTTACCAAAATTTAGTGGATTACTATAGTATATCATTTCATAAGAAGAGTCTTTGTCTTGATAGCCGCCATATTTAAATATACCATCTTCTCTACCAAAGTAAATACTACCATCCTGTAGTAGTGCCATACTGCGTGGGTTGACTCCACCCCATGTAGTTACCCTGTTAGAGCCGTCAGGTAAAGCAGTTCTCATATCAAAACAATATACAACATTACTATCCTGTAAAGACAATAAATAAAAAGCTTCATCTGCGCTGTATATAGACTTAATAGGATTAGTCTGTTGTCTAACCAAACTAGTTAACTCAGTACGTACATTATTACTAATGTCACGCATAGGCATTGACTTTTCTTGTATAGTCCTACCAAAACTACGTACACCTTCTTCAGACAGAAATATAATGTCAGTGCCTGTGTGCTGTACTGAGTCTCTTTCAATACAACCTACGCCTTCTATTGTATCGTGTAGTTGCATCGTAGCAGGGCTTTCAGCACCAGAGTAAATAATAATTGAACGCTTACAAAAGATAATTAAGAATCCATTGTGTGCCGCTAATGCTGTAACTTCATCGTGACCCGTAGGGAATACTGTGGTTAAATTTAAAGAACCTGCTGTACCGCCTGACCACTTATGTCCTTGTAACGTGTCACTCCAGTAAACAGTTTTAGTGTTACCAGATACATCAGCCGCCCATAATCTACCATATGCACCTATAACTTCATTGGCTTGAGGGGGTGTAGTTTGACCACTAAAATCACTATGTTTAACTAGTACACCAGAACCACTAGAGTCTGTATAAATTAAGGGTTCATGTTCTCTTTGATAAAAATAAGTATGATTATTAAAGCTAACAATCTTCCAGTTATTTGCTGTTATAGCATAAGGAGAAACAGGAGTCAAATCAGTTAGTTGTGTAGTGCCTGAAAATATTTTATTGTTACCCGCAGAAAATACTACTTTATCACCACTAGCATCTAATGACTCAAACACAGACTCTATGCCTCTACTGTCACCTAATAACGTAGCTGTACTGGAATGAGTAGATACTTCCGTATAACCTTTACGTGCGCCAATACGTCCGTATTCATCAATAATACAGTTACTAGCAATTGACGCAAAGGATTGGTCAAGAGATACAGGTGAATCCTGACTGTTGATTCCCGCAAATCCTGGTGCTTGTACTGTAATGTTCTGTAGTTGTTGTGCCATTAGCAAGGTGTCCATACAGTTTCAGAAGGGAATCTAGCGGCATCAAACGCTACTGCATCTGCTAACGTAGTGTCCGCTAGAGAGAATAGTTCCTGTGATGAAGTACCACCTGTTTCTCCACGCTCACGGGAAGCTAAAGCTACTGCATATTGAATTACTGGTGCTGAAGGTACATACAGCTTATCTGTGTCATTTGTAAATGGGTCTGTCCTGTCTACAATGTTAAAGTTTAACTTATACGCGCCATCTGGTTTAGGATATATGTCAACCTGTGCGCTACCATCAGCATTCACACCATTAAAGGAATAGTACTCAGGAGAACCTGTAAGAGGCTCTTGGATTAAGTATGCATTGTTCATCCAAGCGGAACTAGCAGGACGCATAAATAGATTAGATGTATCATTAATAACGTCTAAGATTTTAAACGAGTTGTTAGTTTCTTCTAGTTTAAGATTAAAAACACCTGCTGTGGTTTCTGCGATAAGTGTAGTTCTGAGTGCTGACCAATCCCAAGCATCCTCAACAATACGTCTAGCATCGTTAACAAGCTCACCTATTAGTCTTACATAAGTATCCGTTGAGTTTTCAACAGTAGTTGTTTCGTTTTCACGCATCCTACGAAGTACACTGTTTACTAGTTGTAAGTAAGTCATTATATAAATTTCCTTGAGTTTGTTTTCTTAGACTTGGTCAGTGGCATTGTGTACCCAATCTTTGTGTCATATTTAAATAATTCATCTGAAAATAATTGTTCGACTTCCGTTTCCTCTTCTTCTTCCGCAAGACTAAGACCAAGGTTTAAAGAAGGTAAATCCATGTCTGGTATATTTATATCTATGTCTGGAGTGTCTATATCTATGTCTGGAGCACTTAAGTCTAAACCTTTACCATCTAAATTTAAATCAAATCCGTTTAAATCCATACCTGATAAGTTTAAATCTATACCTTCTAAGTTTACGTCTATACCGCCTAATTCTAATTCAGGAAAATCAGGAAAGTCTAAATCTATGTTAGGCTTATCTATATCTATGTCTGGTAGCTTTACATCTGGAAAACTTATATCAAAATCAGGTAAATCCAAACCAGAAAAATCTAACCCTTTAATATCGTCAAATAAATCTAAATCAAACCCACCTATATTAATACCTGACAAATCAAAATCGAAATCAAAATCAAAACCTTCGCCTTCAGGAAATTCTTCCGATGCGGTTTCTTTTAAGTTTTTCCATATAATACTTTTAACTGCTGATTCGGCTGACTCTGTTCCTGACTTTCCTGCTAAAACATCGTTTGTAACTTCAACTAATTTTGATTGTGTATATAGGTCAAGTTCTCGTACAGGAATATCTGCGGCTTCATAAGCATCTAATATTTGGTCTTTAGTTATATCGGTTATTTTACCTGTTACGTAGGTTTCTAAACCAGATTTTATACCTTCTTCTATATCTCCGTCTGTTGCTATTGTTGTAGACACACCCATAATAATAGGTGCGGAAGGCGGAAAGATTGCGCTAAGAATAAGACCTAAAGGTTGAGCAAACTGTTGAAGTTTACTTGGCTCTTCAAACTCAGGAAGTACATAAGTAGTTTCACCAAAGCCACCTATTGTCGAATCTTTATCTTCTAGTACAGAGGAAGATATTTGATTGTAAGCCGTTCCTGTGTTTAAACGTACATCTCCCCTGTATTCAGGTTGTATGGTATTACCAGACTCATCCTTTGGTAATGTAAAAGCACGATATGCAAAGTTACCACCGTACTCTCTTCTAAAGTCACTAAAGCCGCCTCCCGCAGGTTGAGTCACAAACTCAGCCATTACGGTTTTTTGCATATCTAAAGCATCATACTCAGCACGTTCAACGCTAAAATCTTTACTGGAGTCTTTGTTTTTATAAGTAGACTCTAAAGATTCCCAATTTTTAATATCTTCTATTGTATCAAAATTAGGTGCGCCTTTGTCTATTAATTCTTTTAAAGATTTTTTTTCTTCAGCAGTTGTCGCTTTTTCAAGGCTTCTCTCTAAGCTTTGTATATAATAATAATCTGCTCTTTCTTTTGCCGCGCCTAAGCTATCAGGAGATGTATACGTTGATAATAAAGCATCATCTCTTCTAGTTATTAGTTCACCTGCCGCTACTGAGTAGATTTCTTCTTCATCTGAAAACTTATCAAAGTAATTATCTACATCATTAAAGTTTAAAATCTTTTCACGGTAATTTAAATTTTCTTCTGCGCTTTTAAAGTCTTTGTCTGGTCTGTCAGTTTCAAAGTATTCTTCTTTGCGCTCTTCATAATCTCCTTGCTCAAACTCTCCTGAACGAAAAAGATTCTCAAAGTCCTCTTCTTTTCTTCTTTCTTCATAAGCCGCTATTGCCATTCTTTCAGAAACACGTTTTGCTTCTTCGGCTTTTTCTGCTCTTATTTTTTCTTCTTCTTCAGCGCGGGCGGCTAATTCTTCAGGTGTATAATAAATCTCGGATTCAGGTGTTTTACCTTCTGCCGCTAAAGCCTTGCTCGCACCAGAGCCAGTAGAAGGAGCATAACTAAGCATACCGCTACCTGAAGCAATAACACCATCAGCAACTTTCTGCTCGTATATTTTTCTATCTATTTCTTCTTGCTGTGCTTTAGGTAGAAAATAATAATTTGGAGGACGTTGATATACGCTCATTATTTATTCCTTTCGACACCTTTAACTTTTTCAGCAGTTCTCATAGCACCTAAACCAAGCATACCCATAAGGACTGGCATCATAGTTGACAAATCTAGAACAGGGACTTCAATGGTAGAATTGGCAAGAGCAAGCGCAAAATTTGCCATCGGGATAAGAAGGAAGTTACTCGCAAGTCCAAGACAACAAGTCCAACCAACAGCAGGTCTCCAACCTGACACAAATAAGCTCTTGTGTGCCGCTTCTGTCTTATTAACTTCAATTTGCGCTTTCGCAAGTTCCTGCGCGTGTTTTTCAGCCATTGTCGAAAGTTCAAACGCGATAGCATTCTTCTTGTCTTTATCCTCTATAAATTTGTCAAGTAAACCTGTAACTGGTCCAATTAATTGCTGTAACATAATTTACCTCTGTAAAGGGCTTGCATTCAGGTAGTCCATCCCCTGCCACAAATCCTCTATCTCTTTGTTTATTGTTTTGAACTTTACTTCTGTATCACCAATGTCATTAATAATAATTTCTGCTTTTGTTACTGTAGCTTTCATAGCCTCTATATCGTTAGATAGCTTAGAAACGTCTGTATTCAATTCTAAGAGCTTTTCTTGTTGTCCTAGTAGTGTCTCTAGTCTTGTGCCTAAAGTCGCTAGATTCTCACGTATGGGGCTTATATCAGGTATCTGTTGTGCCTCTACTGCTTCCAGTCTGCTGTACAAACTAGAGGCTGTCCATACGCCACCACCTATAGTACTACCAATACCAAGTACGATGGCAATCCATACGCCCTTAAATGATGTGTCACCTATTTTGAGTTCTGTACTTTCTAAACTCATAGTTCAACACACTCCGTTCCATACATAAAGCAAGAGTAACCTAGATGAGTTGGTCCTGTTTGGAAGAACTCTGATTCACTACCTGCCGCTAGGATGTCAGTCTCAGTAACGTACAAGTTTAAACCTATGTCGTCATTACCGTTAAGGAATATAGCCGTTAGGTTACGTGTGGTAGGATAACCCATAGACACCCACTGTGCGTTAGCGTCATAGAAGATGTTAGTCTGCTCCGCTGTAGTGTTAGCATTCTCAACGCCTTGCTCTAGGAATGCTACAGCTTCCTCTGAGTTAGCTACGGCTAAATAAGCACTAGCGTTGTTAGCGTGAGTCTCAATGTCATCTACTGACTGGTTGTAAGTGTCAACAGTCTCTTGTTCAATCTGTAGGACTTCTACAGTCTCAGCTACAAACGTCTGTACTTCTTCTTCCTGCTGTGGATTACCTTGAGCTTCCTCTACACGTTCAGCTACTTGTTGTACTTCAATCATCTCTACAACAACTTCAGTGAATGTACCAATGGCATCATCCATTAGTTCTAGTTCTTCCATAGCTTTGTTTTCTAATACAGCCTTAACGTCACCATATGGCTGATAGTTAGTAGCAAAGTTAGTCAATGCAGTATTGTACGCTTGTACTTCAGCTTCACTAATGTGTGCTGTGGTGGACATAGTGCCGTCCGACAAAGCATCACCATGATGTGCGTATTCCTGAGCCGCACCTACTAGGAGGATACCAGTATTGATTTTGTCAACTATAGCAGTGCTAGATTCTAGTAAAGCATCGTACTCACTTGAGTGAGCTACGGAACTTAGCACTAATAGAGATAATAGTATCTTCTTCATCTGTGTCCTCTCCTCCTATGTTTAATACAGTATTGTACCAATCTTTTGTTTTCTTGTTGTAGTCTGGTATGTAAGTCTCTGGCTGACGTTTCATAACTAACATAGCACGTTTACCTACAACCAACTTACCGTTGTTCAGTATGGGGCAAGGTGTACCTGAGATAAACATTGCCTTCCATACTTCAGTGCTTTGGCACATACGTGCTACGGCACTTACCTTCATTCCTAAATCAGCTAGTACTTTAGCGTCCCTACGTCTGTTACATTCAGGGTCAACATCATAACTACCGCTTGACAAACCTACGCCTACTGTCTGTAATGAACCACCTGAACCCTTAAGGCAAGTGTCCATACCATTACTCATGTAACTAGGAGTGATTGCAGAACCTACTGGTATTTCGCTACTGCTTCCTGCTCCATTGTACGTATTACTAGTTGACGTATCTGTAGTTGTATTGTTACTATTAGTAGTCGAGTTAGCACCGTGGTACGTATTCAAACTACCTTCCTGAGCGTTGTCCGCCAGTGTTACCCAAGACAACATCATTAGTAAGCAAAAAACTTGTCTCATTTCTTACGCAATAAATCTTGTACTGTCTTTGACTCATAAATACGAATACCTAACCAGATAATCGTAAATAAACTAGCAACGGGAGGCAACCAAGCCGCCAACGACATTATACCAGTTGATGCCGCCATTACGTCTACAGCTTGTTTTGTTTCTTCCGTTACCATAATATTATTCCTTGTTACGATGGATTTCTTTGTGTGTCAGTTGGTGGCACAATTAAGCGACATCTATATGTCCAATTTTTCGGTATATCCTGTTACCTTCTTCATCGTCTTCGCCAAAATACTCTTGCCAAAAGACTCGTACAACATCTGACCTGCTTCCAAAAGATAAACGAACATCCTCAACCTCTTGATTTACTTCTAGCATATCAGTGTTTTCAATAGTCGTTTCAATAACATCAACCCAATCTTCTTCTACTAGTTTTGTATATCCAATTTGTATCACGGTGAAACCTCAGTATGTCCCATAAAATCATAAACACCAACGCTTATATTTGTTAAGCTAGTAATAAAATCAATTTCTATTTTAAATTTTGTAGCAGTACTCGACCTACCAAAACTATCTTCTATGGCAATATCAGGAGATTGGTATGTAGGAGTAGAAAGAGATTTAGCTAAAAGACTAAAATACCTACTATTGAAATTATTATTATTTGCAACATAAGAACCTGAATTAACAAAACTATCTACAGAATAGTAAACAGTTACATTATTATAAACAGTGGTTGCATCTGGAAATTTACTTATTCTGAAATATGTTCTATTATTAGTTGAATCATAATAACTACCTAATACTTGACCACTACTAGCACCTGCCGATGATGTTGCCATTCTTCCTCTGTTTGGAACAATAATATCTGTTTTATCACCAGACACATAATACCATGCATTATAAGGGGAAGGTGAACTATCATAAGTTGCTGTACCTATAGAAACACCTGATGTGCCTTTTGAATAAAGAAATTTAGTAAGGTAGTATTGGTTATTTAATTTATTAGCTGTGCTTGAGTTACTAACCCTTAAGTGAAAACGTGCTGTCATTGTTTGTAATGCATTAACGTTTGGAGCGGCAATACCGCCTTCAAATATTGTTACAGGACTAGTAGTAGTGATACTAATTCCAGTTGTATTACCAAATGTTCTTTTTTTAATGCTATCTAGTTTAGAACCGTCAACAGACAAGTCTCTACCGTCTACAGTTTGTGTGCCAGAAAAAGTAATGTTACCCGTTAGCTGACCCCCTGTAGTCATTAGCGCACCTGCGGATGTTACATTAGCTGTGTCCGTTACGTCTGCATTTGCTTCAATATTATCTAGTTTAGCACCATCTACAGATAAATCTCTACCGTCTACAGTTTGTGTACCAGAGAAAGTAATGTTACCCGTCATCTGCCCACCTGCTTTAGGCAGGGCGTTGTCTGCTGTCGTGCCTTGTGCAGATGTAGCATAATCGCTTGAATCAAAAGCCTTAACCTGTGCTAGGTTAGTTACTTCTGAATCCATTAGCGCACCTGCGGCAGACACATTAGAAGCAGTAAGGTGTTGTGTAACACTAGACTCAGTTATATTTGCATCAGGAACATTAGCCCACGTTACAGCTGTGGATAAATCGTTTGTTTCTGTGTATGACGTAAGAAACCTACCATCAAGGTCTGCGGTAACTGTTGCACCGCCTGTCTTAGTCAATGTAAGTACACCGTCACTGGTGTTAAAGGTAGCTGAACTTACCTCTGCATTTACAGCGGCAAGGGCTGATTGTTCAGCTTGTTGAGCCGCGGCTTGTGCCGCCTCGGATGCTTCACTAATCTCCAATAAGAATGCATTGTCTGACGCAGTACCTGCACCGCCTACACCTCTGAATATAGCCATGAAACAATCCTATGTGATTAAAAAAAAGAGAAGAAAGGGAAAGGGGCTTCCGAAGAAACCCCTTAAGTTACAACTATTAGCCGTTAACCATTACGTTAAAGCCTGCGTCTTCACGTAGAACAGCAGTACCATACAAAGTGTCAGCAGTGTATAGAGTAGCAAGGAAGTCCTGCTTGTACTGAGTTTGTGAACGAACGCCCATTTGCTCTGCAAGAACCATAGTGTCCTTGTGGAACAACATACCTTGTTTAACGTCACCACCCGCAGAGTTAGCCGCGGCAGTTTCGATGATTGGGCAGTTAGAAGAAACATAGATGTCAATACCGTACAAGTTACCGATTTGACCGTTGTTTACAACACGACCATCTACAAAGTCACTTGAAGAATAGCGGTCAATGCCCATGATTTCGTTACGAACTGATGGAGGAACTACTAAGCAACGACCATCCATAGGTACGTCAGCGTCATCCATTTTTTGAATTAAGTCACGGAATCCGTTGTCGTTGAATAAGTCACCAGAAGCTACAGCATCAGCGGCATAGTCTTCAATGCCAGTAGTGCCGTTGAACTGATAAGAGTTAGTACCAACATAAGTAGTATCATCAACGCCTTCAAAGCCTTTACCAAGAGCAAACAAGTCAGTGTCTACTTGTTTAGCTAGAGCGTAACCTGCGTCACCAGTGTAGAACTGACGAAGAGAAGCAAGTGCTTGAGTCTCAGTGATGTCTTCGATTAGACGCGAGTACTCGAAGTGCTTGTTGATTGTTACTTGTACTTCGCCTTCAGTAGCATTTTGTACAGTAACTGCAACGCCTTCTGCTTTAGCGTGTGCATCACCACGAACAGGCTTAGGAATGTGAAGAGTATCACCTTTCTTGCCAGTCATAGATAGTTTCTTGACTAGGTTAGCTAGTACAAGGTTCTTTTGGTAAGCGGCAATAACCTCATCACTCCAAATCTCTGGAATGAAAGTAGCCGCGCTAGTGTTGTTTACGAAACCGCCATTTGCGGGATAAGTTGAATCAGTCATTTTAATTCTCCAAAAATAATATTAGTTTCGTACCCTCCCTTCTGCATACGCTTGCATAATCTCATTTGATAGTGCTTGGTATCTATCGGGGTCAGTACGCATTAGTTTAATAATGTCTGCGCGTCTATAGACCTTCTTGCCTCGCTGTTCACCGCTACCACGAGCATTTCCTGTCGATGCGGCTTTAACTGCTTGCTTGCGTTGCTGTTTCTCATTGGCTACAGTTTGAGTGACAACCTGTTGACGTTCCTTCCATAGGGAAAATAACTCGTCAGCGGCATCATAATCATACTGTTGGTCTGCCTGTACAAAGAGCTGTTGTCTAATCTTTGAACCCTTAATCCACTCAGCGAACTTCTCATTCTGCAAAATCTCCTGCATCTCAGGGTGTTTAGTTTGCAGTTTGTTCATTGCCGTTGACTGGCGATATTGGTTGCTGATTTGTTCAGCTTCCTTAATCTTAGGGTGATTACTAATTGCTCTTTCGACTGCCTTGTCGGGGTCTGAGAAAAAGTCTATTTCTTCGTCAGCCTGTGTTGCTTGTGTTTCTTGGGTCGAGAGTTGTGTCTGGATGTAGTCATCAACAACCTTTCGTAACTCCCCTACTTCAGAACTTTGCTTACCTAAGAGTTTCTCAGCTTCTTGGTGCATCCTTACTATTTCAGCTGTAGACTTCCCTTGATACTTATCAGGTAAATCTGTTTCAGGTTCTTCAAGAGTTCCCTCTGGTTCAACTTGAGGCTCTTGTTCTTCTACTTCTTGGTTATCAATGTCTTGCTCTTCTACGTCTTCCGTTGGACGCTCTTCTATTAGTCTTGCCATTATTAAACTCCGTGATTATATCATTATGGAGGTGTATTAAATGTAAGGGTTCTATGGTCAGGAGTTGTCCTTACGTTATAGTGTTACTCCGTGTTTGCGTTCGTGTTTTATTTGTGACTCTCTTTGTTTAGACCATCTACGGACTTCCTTCCAAGAGTTCTTTTCACGATTAACTTTAACTGGTGTAACAATTTTTCTAGCCTTCAACTCACAATCAGGACAATCAACTTCTTCTACTTCTACGTCTCTTAAAAATTCATTGACGTGTCCGTTGTCGCATTTGAAGTCAAATAAACGTCTCATTCTTCCGAGTCGTCTTCTTCTTGTTGCTGTTTAGCTGTTTCGATTTGTGCTTCTAAGTTTAGTAGGTTAGCCATGACTACAAGTTGTCCCTTACGAAAGTAAAGGTCTTTGTCATCCTGACAGGCTTCTACTGAGTTGATATTATCAGCACTTCCTTTAATGTCCTGTAATAAATTTTTCCAACCATCTAAACGGAACATTTCTTCAAAGGAACGATAGTACTTCTCAAGTTCTACATCTGTCATACACTGTTTCTCCTTAATGGACAGCTTTAATTATTAATTTATATAATATACTTAACGTATACTATAGGAATATTATACCATATTTGGTCACAAAAGTCAAGAACTATTTTCTATGTCTTGCTGTTTTCTTTGCAATCTTTTTAGGTTGTTTACTAAATTGTTTACCTGCTTTGGTGTCAGCACGTTTCTTACGTGACGTAGCGGCATACTCCTTCTTAGACAAAGACTCTCGTGCCTTCTTAGGCAAGTAACGCTCACCTGTAGCCTTCTTACCCTGAGTGCTAGGCTTACCAGACTTAGTTCCCCAATCCTCTTTAGTCCACTTAGATAGAGACTTTTGGGCTTTAGTCTTACCGCCAGTGTAACCACCGCCCGCCTTCTTGTAGCGTTGAGTGGCTAACTGTGCCTTACGAGCAGACCATTGTCCTGCCTTCCCGCCTTTGCTTCCTGCTTTAACTGCGGCTACGATGCGCTTCCATTTAGCTTCATCGGTTCTAGCCATTAGTACTTACCTTTTACTTTCTTTACTTTCCTACCAGTTTTCTTAGCGGCTTTCTTAGCGGCAGTCTTACCTGCTTTAGTGTATGGGAACTTCTTTTTACCTACCATTGGCATAGCTATTACCTCTCTACCATTTGACTTTATCAGCCCAATAAGCCGCAGACATTTTACCTTTGGATATATTTCTACCGTGTCTAGCCTTAAAGGACTTACGTTTAGCTTTCATCTTAGCGGATTCACCTGCCTTAGGTTTACCCGCAGTCTTTGCTCCCTGCTCACCAAAGCGTATGGTCTTAATCTTATCACCTTCCTTAGCAACCACCACATGAGACTTCTTAGGGTGATTCGGTGTACGCTTAGGTTTATTATAACCAGAGACTCCTACTCTAGCTAGTCTTGGGTCTCTTTTTGCGGGCATTAGACTTCTCCTCTAGGGATGCCTTGAGGTCTCGGACTTCCGCTTCCAATGCCTCTAAGCGTTGGTTCTGCTTCTGGTACGACTCGTTGATTTCCTGTAACGCCTTGTTGAACTGGAGTTGTGTTATCATTTTGTTTACCTTCCTTTACAGCTACTTCACGTTCTTTGAGTAACTGCTCTGATATTTTAAGACGCTTCTGGAACTCTTTGTCATCCGCATCTCCTGCTTTAAGATTAGCCGTAACAGCTTTAATACGGTCAATCTCAAGTTCCTGTGGTACGACACTAGCTTCCGCCATAAGTTTTTGCGCTCTAGCTTGAGACTCTGTAGCCTGACCCTGTAGTGCCGCAGTTTGTGACTTTTGGAACTCCACTTGTGCTTGTTGCATAGCTTGTTGTGCTTGCTGTGCCTGTGGGTTAGGCTGATTAGCTTGTTGTAGAGCCATGATGAGTTCTTCACGGTTAGACAAGTTCATGTTATCTACAATGGACATAATCAACTGTGAGTACATTGGGTTGTCTTGTTGCATGGTTTGTAGTAACTGTACAAGCTGTGTAACTTCATACTCACGAGCAATGATACCTAGACTGCTAGATGTGTGGAACTTGTAGTCCGCAACAGGATAACGCTCAGGGTTAAACTGCATATAACGATGTGCGGCTTTAGTTACGAATGGAATAAGGAATGATTCTTGGAAGTTGATTAGGGTACGCTTGTGACGCTTGATAATAGCACCGAGGCTCATAGAGATACCTGCGGCTGTTGAGTCACCGTTTATAGAACCAGGGATTCCCGCAGAGTCAATAGCACCAGTAGCTGTCTGTACCATCTTCTGTAGTTCAGCGGCTTGTGCAAACGTAACCTGACTAACATTACCAAAGTTAAGAGGCTGTAGTACTTCTTTAGGTGAACCGTTAGTTAGTATGGTTTTACCTGCACGTACCTCAGCACGAGAGCCTCTAGGCATACGTGTAGCATCAATAGCCATCATTGGGTGGATAGTCAATGCAAGAGCATCGATTCTAGCTCGTATTTCAGCGTCTAACGCCTTTTGTGAGTTATACCCTTTCTCACATACACCTCGTCCCCAAAAACGACTAGGAACGACATCCCAAGGAAATGCAACGATAGGTCTGTCGCCCATCATGTATGGATTAGTTTCTGCTTTAAGCAGTGTACCGTCATTAGCAATAACAACAATAGCTTCTACGTAATAAGAGTCATCCTCTTCACTAGCGACTAATTCTTCTACTTCTTCTGCTTCATCTTCTTCTTGTGCCGCTTTTAATAAATGACGAGGTACTAAACCGTAGTACTTAGTTAGGCGTACCTTATCATCCTCAAACACTGACAAATCTTTATCTGGCTCAATGTCGAAGTCTGGTGCGGCTTCGCCTACATATACGTTACGGTAAACACCTTGTTCCTGTAGTTGGTCTACTAGGTGTGTAGGTACAAATTCATCTACAGCACAACCCAACGCTTCTTCAACGGAGGTAGCTAACGGGTCGATAAGGAAGTTCTGTGGCATAACGGGTCGTAGCTTGACGCAGGTTTTATCTACGATGTTGACACCAACCGCTGTTAATTCGCCACCCATTACAGGTTGTGTTGCAGGTTGAAACTCTTTCTCTTCTTCTAATACTACTTCAGCAATACCTGTACCAAATACTGCCGCATTAATAAGACACTCAGCTACGCTCTTACGGACTTTATTCTTTTTAAAGTCTTTATATAAGACCTCACGTAAAATAGCTATATCGCGTTTATCTTTATCTGATACGTCATCCTCAATGTCAAACCACTTGCCACGACCAAAGGTAGCTTCCTCTAGTTCCGCAACGGATGACTCAACTGCTTGTTGTAAAGCAGGAGAGATAATCTTGGAGCGTTCTGAATCTCTTGTTCTGTCCTCTGCCGCCCATTGACCGCGCCAAAGGCGATAGTACTCATCAAACTTCTCTGAGTAGTTGGATTCAAAGTGGTCACGCCAACTCTGACATTTATCAATAACCCAACCCTCTAGGCTTTGCTCAATGCTTAATTCTTGTTTGTCCTCTAATAACATATTAGTACCCTGCGTATGCGTCTAAAAATTCATAGTCTTCTTCTACATAATCTGATGTATAGGCTATGTTAGCCAGTTGGTCTATGTACGCCAACGAGTCAATCAAGTCATCATGTACAAGCTGATTAGGAAATTGGAATAGTTCATCTAGGAATGTAGCGTTCCATTCTCCCTTGTTAAGTGTTATCTTACCGTGTTCAAACCTACCTTGTAACGCCCAAACAATCCTATCTGTTTTCTTTTTATTACCGTGAGTAAGTTCATCTATACGGAAGAACCTATTGTTGGACTTCATTAAGTCTGAGATGTATGGAAGTACAGCGTTCTTTAACGCCCCTTTCTCAATCCCGACAGCCACTGGACTATAGTCTCGTACAGCTTCAAAAATTTTTCTAGCAGTGGCTTCCACACCCCATCGACCATAAATGATATCAGCGACCCACCAACCTTCTTCACCTGCTTTAACAACTGAGATAGCTGTTTGGTCAAGTCTTTTAGTTTTGGTTGTAGCTTTCGCCACATCAGCAAAACCTGCCAAATCGACTGCAATATAATAACTACCTGATTGAGGTTCTTCCTCAGAAAATTGAACGTACTCTTCTTTAAATAACTCACTACCTTGTGCCTCGAATGATGCCATGAACTCCTGACGGAAACTAAAAGCTGACATAGAGTTCTTAGCCGCTTCAATCTCTTCAGGGTCTAGCAGTGGATTATCGTAGCTAGTAAAGTGATAACCTGCAAACGTAGGGTCTTCACCAATACAAGCATACGTATATAAATCATAAAAGTGATTACGTCCCATTGGCGTACCAATGAACAGTGCATCACCCTTTTGGTCAGCCAGTGCAGGTCTAAGTATCTGCTCCCAAACCTCTGGCTTCATGTCAGCGTACTCATCCATAACTAGGAACTTAAGACTGACACCACGCATGGTCTCTGGTCTATCCG